GGAACTGGAGTAACTTGGGCAGCAACAGACAAAGGTACTAAAATGGTTTACTCTGATGGTACTAACGTTGTTGACACAGCTTTCACAGATTTATCTTCAGACATTACTCCACAATTATCTGGAATACTAGATACAAATGGAAATGATATCATCATTGATGATGCCGGTGCGATTGAAGATGATTCAAACAATCCATACATTAGATTTCAAAAAACAGCTTCAGCTGTTAACTACATTGATGTAACTAACCAAGCAACAGGTTCAGGTCCAGCAATTGATGCCGTTGGAACTGACTCTAATATTGATTTAAATGTTTCTCCAAAAGGAATTGGAAGAGTTGTTTTAGGTGCAGGTAAAATTCAACAAATAGCTGAAAAAATTACAAACTCAGCTACAGCTGCAACTGGTACAGTTAACTATGATGTAATTACACAAGCAGTATTAAATTACACTACAGATGCTTCAGGAAACTGGACATTAAATATTAGAGGTGATGGTTCAAACACATTAAATTCAATTATGGATACAGGAGAGTCTTTAACAGTAGCTCATATTGTAAAACAAGGTGGAACTGCATACTACAATTCAGCTGTACAAGTTGATGGTAGTTCAGTTACTCCAGAATGGCAAGGTGGTTCAGCACCAACAGCTGGAAACATTAACTCTCTTGATGTTTATAGTTATACAGTTATTAAAACTGCAGATGCAACATTTACAGTTTTAGCAGCTCAAACGCAATTCGCGTAAAATTAGGAGGATAGAAAGATGCCAATATTAGGATCTAGAGGCGGAGGGTCAGTAAAAGGTTTTGGTCTTACTTCTGGAAGAACTATTAGACCATTTATTGAAGCTGAAGGTGGAACTATTTTAACTTGTGGTGACTATAAAACACATGTCTTTACTGGAGATGGTACTTTTAATGTTAAAAATGAAGGTACAACTGATGGCTCTAATTCTTTTGAATATCTTGTAATTGCAGGCGGTGGAAATGGTGGAAGTTATTTCCGTGGAGGCGGAGGTGGCGCAGGTGGTTTTAGAGAAAATTACCCTAGTCCAGCTACTGGAGGTTTAGCTGCAGCATATGGAATTTTTCCAGTTACAGTTGGAGGCGGTGGAGGATCACCAACACAAGCTCCAGCAGGTGCTGGATCACCATCATCATTTAGCTCTATTAGCTCAACAAGAGGTGGTAACGAAGGTCAAACAGGAGGTTCTGGAGGAGGAACTAACGGACAAGCTCCTGGCCCTGCAGGAAACTTAGGAGGATACTCTCCACCTGAAGGTTTTCCAGGAGGAAGATCACAAGGAGGATGTTCACCAGGAGGTGGCGGTGGCGGAGGAGCTAGTCAAGCAGGTTCTAATGGTTCACCAGGAAACAGTACTCCAGCAGGTCCTGGCGGAAATGGTCAAGGTATTGAAACAGCTTTTTTTGGACCAACAGCACCAAGTTATGGTACTCCAGGTCCTAGTGGTTCATTTAGATATTTTTCTGGCGGAGGCGGCGGTGGAACATACGGTTGTGGCGTTGTCGGAACAGGTGGAATAGGCGGTGGAGGAACTGTAAATTCTCCAAGTCCAGTTAATTCTGGAGGCGGTGGAGGTGCAGGTAGATTTACTGGTTACCCTCCTTCAACTTTTCCATCACATGGAGGGTCTGGTTTAGTTGCAATCAGATACAAATTTCAGTAGGAGTTTATTATGGCACATTATGCAAAATTAGATGAAAACAATATAGTATTATCACTTCATTCAGTAGATGATGATAAAACATTAAACAATGGTATCGAAGATGAAGCAACTGGTATCGCATATTTAACTAAAGTGCATGGGTGGCCTCATTGGAAAAGATACTCATATCACATGAGAAATGGCGTTAGAATTACACATGATGGGTTTGTTGAAGAAGACCAATCTAGAGCTTTTAGAAAAAATATAGCTGTTATAGGTGGTACTTATGATCCTGTTAGAGATGCTTTTATTGAACCAAAACCTTATCCTTCATGGGTTTTAAATGAGACAACATGTTGTTATGAAGCTCCAATTCCAAAACCATCAAGCCAAACAAACGGTTTCCCTGATAGATATATTTGGAATGAAGAAACACAATCTTTTGATAAAGAAGTAATAGATCCAAATACAATCCCTGGCTAACACTTGACTTAGTTTTCAAAAATGATAATTAATTATCATAGAAACTATGAAAGAAATTGAACTAACAAAAACATCTATTTTTGTAGATCATTTAAATAAATCTTCTCTATTAAAAAACAGAGAGATTAAAAGAAATATTTTAACTCAAATTAAATCTCAACCTAAAATATTAAACAATTTAGATGAGCATGATGATATAAAAGTTTTTTTAAACCAACATATGTGTTGGGTTATGGATCATCAAACAGATTTTTTTTATAAACATTCTAAAAAAAATTTATCTCCTATAGGGGATGTGTTTGCAATTTTTAAAGATCAACATCAATCTACAAAATTAAAAAATTATGAAAACCCCTATAATCTTTATGATTCACCTGATTATACATACATATATGTAGTTCAAAGTGGGTCTCCTGAAAATTATATTGTTTTTGAATATGATAATCACATAAGAAAAAAACTATCTTGGCAAGTTCCCTTAGAGACAGGAAAATTTATAATGTGGAATAGCTCATTAAACTATTATTTAACACCTAATAAAACAATTAAATCAACTATTGCTATGTTGGTTCATTGTCAAATAAAAAAATAAAATGCATCTAAAAGATTATTATTGGTATTTTAAATCAGCACTACCTGAAAGAATTTGTGATGATATTATTAATTTAGGTAAAGAAAAAAAACAACATATGGCATTGATTGGTAATGCATCGAAAAAAGGTTTAGCTAATGCTTCTAAAAAAGAAATTAAAGATGTTCTTAAAACTAGAGATTCTGATATAGCTTGGTTAGATGATTTGTGGATATATAACCAAATACATCCTTTTATACACGCTGCTAATGAATCTTCTGGTTGGAATTTTCAATGGGATTATAGTGAGGCTTGTCAATTTACTAAGTATAAAAAAGGACAATATTATGGTTGGCATATAGATTCATGGGACGGACCTTATAATAATCCAGAAGATAAAAATCTACATGGTAAAATTAGAAAATTATCGGTCACAGTTTCTTTATCCGATCCTAATGATTATGAAGGAGGAGAATTAGAGTTTGATTGTAGAAACGAACGTTTTGGAAAAAAGAAAAATTTATTAACTTGTAGTGAAATTAGACCTAGAGGATCTATTGTAGTGTTTCCAAGTTTTGTTTGGCATAGAGTTAAACCGGTTACAAAAGGAGTGAGGTACTCTTTAGTAATTTGGAATATAGGAAATCCTTTTAAGTAATATGAAAATAATAACAGTAGATAATTTTTTTGACAATTTTGAAAATATTCAAAATGCTTTTAAAGAAATTACTTTATATAATTTAAAAACATATAATAAAAAATTTAATAAAAAAGATACATGGCCAGGATTTAGAAGTGATGAAATTTCAAAAATAAATCCCTTCTTATTTAATCTTATTTTAAAAGAAATATTTAATAAATTTAAAATCCCTTTTTTTAATAATAGAATTAAAATGAGTTCTACAGTTCATTTAAGATTAAATAATTCTGAAGAAGATTGGATCCATACAGATAATCAATGGCAAAAAACTTTAATTATATATTTATCGGAAACAAATTTAAATTCTGGTACATGTTTTTATGAAAACAATAGCGACATACCTTCGACTACTGTTAATTTTATTCAAAATAGAGCTTTGTTATATGATGGAAATATAAGACATATGTCTTTATTAAATTATGGAAATAGTATACATAATGGTCGTTTAACTCTTAATTGTTTTATAAATAGTGAATATTATGGAGGATAATATGAAAGAAGAAATAATTGAAGAAATAACTTTTAAAGAAGAAAACTATTTTGCATCTCCTATTTGGATGGAAAAAAAACCTGAATTTTTAAAAGAATTAAAAAAACCTTGTGATCAATACATTAAAGAAACTAAAATTAAAAATAAAGATATCATTAAAAAACATAAAGATTTTGGTTTTTCTCATCAATCAGGTCAAATACAATATGATACAAAATTATCAAATTTTGTAAAATATGTTGGAGATAAATCTTGGGAATTTTTATCAAGCCAAGGTTTTGATTTAAGTAATCATACACTGTTGTTTACAGAAATGTGGGTTCAAGAATTTGCTAAAAAGGGTGGTTATCATGAAACACATGTACATTATAATAATCATGTTTCTGGTTTTTATTTTTTAAAATGTTCGGAAGAAACTTCTATGCCAATATTTTATGATCCGAGACCAGGAGCTTTAATGACAAAACTTCCAATCAAAAAAGGAATTAATCACGCAATAGATGCTGTTCATTTTAAACCAACTCCAGGAACTATGATGATATTTAATAGTTATATGCCTCATGGGTTTTCTTTAGATCCTGGAAAAAAACCATTTAGATTCATACATTGGAATATACAGGCTGTTCCGAATGTAATTTTAAAAAGATGAAAATAGCAAAAGAAATAAATACAGGTGATTTATTTTATGCATATAAAAGACCTTACGATATCTTAACTGATCAAGCTATAAAAGAATCAGTTGATTACATAAAACAATTTAAAAAAACTGCAATGTTTGCAGATCATGGTTGGTGGGATATAGCATTATCTAAAATAAATACAAAAGGTATTCATTTAGAGTTTGGAGTTTATACTGGTACTTCAATTAACTATTTTTCAAATGTTTTACCTAATATTACGTGGTACGGATTTGATAGTTTTTTAGGAATGCAAGAAGACTGGAAAGGTGGTTGGTTTGGAAAAGGTTATTTAAATTTAAATAATAAAGTACCTAATTTAAATAAAAATGTAAAAATTATCAAAGGTTGGTTTAAAGATACTTTACCTAAATTTTTAAAAAATAAAAAGGACTATATTTCTTTTATGCACATAGATTGTGATACTTACGAGTCTACAAGAGATATTTTTAATTGCATTGATAGAAAAAGATTTAATAAAGGTTGTATAATATTATTTGACGAATACATGGGATATATTAATTGGCAAGAAAATGAATATAAAGCTTGGCAAGAATATGTAAAAAAAAATAAAATAAAATACAAATATGTAGCGTTCGGAGAGAGACAAGCAGTTATAGAAATAATATGAGTTTTAAAAAAAATAAATACACAGTTGCTAAACAAGTTATTTCAAAAGAATTAGCTAATTTTTTATATAATTATTTTTTAATGAAAAGACAAGTTTGTAAAACTTTATTTAAAAATAAAGCCGTAGCTCCAAGTGAAAATATGCATGGTACATGGAAAGATCAGCAAGTGCCCGATACTTATTCTCATTATGCTGATATCGCTATGGAAACTCTTTTATTAAAATTAAAACCTTTAATGGAAAAACATACAGGAGTTAAATTAATTGAAAATTATTCTTACGCTAGAATATATAAAAAAGGAGATGTTTTAAAAAGACATAAAGATAGGTTTAGTTGTGAGTTTTCTACAACTTTAAATTTAGGAGGGGATTCTTGGCCAATATATTTAAACCCAAATGAAAAAGAAGGATATATTCAAGGACTTGATTACAAGCCTTCCACAAACAAAGGTAAAAAAATTAATTTAAATCCTGGCGACATGTTAATTTATAGAGGTGATTTATTAGAACATTGGCGAGATGAATTTAAAGGTGAAGATTGTGCTCAAGTGTTTTTACATTATACAAATGTCAATACTCCAGGGGCTCATGAAAATATATTTGACACTAGACCTCATTTAGGACTACCTTCTTTTTTTAAGAAAGCATAATGTTAAATAAAAATGAAATTAAAATTTTTAAAAATTACTTACCTAAAGTAGATTGCGAATACTATTCTTCTTTAATAAAAAATTTAGGACCAGGAGATTTTGAATGGTCTGATAGAACTGTAGATATAACTGAAGATCCTATAGTAGAAAAAACTAAACAATTTTTTAAAGAAAAATTAAACTTAAATTTAAATATAAGACAAGCTCAATTACAAAATTGGAACGTAGGATCAGAAGGAGAACTACATGTTCATGCAGGAAGAGGGACTGAACACACTAGGTATAACAGTTTAATTTATTTAAATGATGATTTTAAAGGCGGTGAATTTTATACTAAAAAATTATCTATAAAACCCGAACAAGGAATGTTGACTTTTTTTGATGGTAGTATAACTTATCATGGTGTTAAAAAAGTAAAACACAAAGATAGAAAGACAATTATATTATGGTGGAAAAAATAAAAAATTTTATTTTATTTAACAATACTTTTTATGTTGTTAAAAACTTTTTACCTAAAAAAGTTATAAAAAAATTACTACATGATATAAATATTGAAATAAAAAAACCTTATCCAAAGGTGCCTAAATATCAAACTTATCCATATTTATTTGACAAATATAAAAATAATAAAGAATGGAAATGTTATTTTGATCGTCTTGATAAAGTTATATCTGAATTAAATCCAAGGTATTTAATACATAGTTGTTGGGCAAATGTTGTAAAATCAAAAACAAATTATTTTTTACATAGGCATCAGACGGACATTTCTTGTGTATATTATTTAAAAAATAAATACAAAGAGTTTGGAACTTATTTTAATTTTTATGATCAAGAGTTTATATTTCCAGGTGAGGAAAATTCATTATTAATTTTTAATGGAAAGTTAACTCATTCTACAACAATGCCACCAGTAAGTATATGTAAAAAGGATCCAAGATATACATTAGTCACTGATTATATCTATAAAAATTAAATGAAAAATTTTTATTTTTTATGTAGTATGCCAAGAGCAGGCAATACTTTATTAGGTTCCTTATTAAACCAAAATAAAAATGTCCTAGTATCACCCTATAGCATAGTTCCAAATATTGCACATTCAATAGTTAGTTGCCAAGAACATTTAAATTTTAAATCTTTTCCTGACTATAAAGCATTTAATAATGTGTTAGACAATCTTTTATATAATTATTATCATTTATGGGAAGCGAATAACATTATAGATAGAGGTCCATGGGGTCATGAACCTTTTTATTCATATTTGAAAGAAATGATTCCAGATAGAAAATTTATAATTTTATATAGACCTATTTTAGAAGTTTTAGCATCTATTGTATATTTAGATAAACCGGAAGATCCTGTTCAGTATTGTGATAATTTAATGAATAATAGTTTTGTTTCAGAAGGTTACTACTCAATAAAAAATTTAATAAAACAAAAAGAAAATTATAAAGTTTACCATTATAAAGATTTAACAAAAAATCCTATTCAAGTGGTCAAAGATATTTGTGTTTTTTTAGACATAAAATATCAAAAACCAAACATTAAAAAAATAGAACAATATAACGTAAATGGTATTTATTATGATGATAGTCATTTAAGAAGTAATTATCATAAACTTTACACAGGACCTATAAGACATAGTTCTGACGCCAATATAAAAAGTCTTCCTAAAGAAATTATAAAAAGATACAAATCTTGGGAATTAGACATATAGAATTGATATTAAAATATCTTTAAATTAAGCTAGATTTTAGTATGATACCATAATATAATACCCAGACTATGCTGCAAAAACTACAATTTAAACCAGGTTTTAATAAACAAATAACACAATCAGGAGCTGAGTCTCAATGGACTGATGGGGATTTTGTTCGATTTAGATATGGACTTCCAGAGAAAATAGGAGGTTGGGAACAATTAACTATTGATAATGAAACTCTTCCAGGTGCAGCTAGAGCACAACATACTTGGACATCTTTAGCTGGTGAAAAGTATGCGGCTATTGGAACGTCACAAGGTTTATTTTTATATTATGGTGATAAGTTTTATGACATTACACCCTTAGACACAGCAATTACTGGAGCTGATTTTGATGCTACAACTGGTTCTTCGACAGTTACTGTAAATAAAACATCTCATGCATTAACCACTGGACGATATATAACATTTTCATCAGTTACTGTTCCGACAGGATCAGGTTATGCCACAACAGATTTTGAAAATAATACATTTGAAATTTACAATGTAACTGCAAATACATTTGATATTACTATGCCATCTAATTCAGCAGGTACAACTTCTGGAACAGGGTCCGCACAAATAGATCCTTATGTAAATGTTGGTCCAACATTTCAAACAGCAGGTTATGGATGGGGAACATATTTATGGGGAGATTCTACCTGGGGCACAGAACGTACAACTAGTGATGTGATCCTGGAGCCAGGCCTCTGGAGTCTTGACAACTTTGGTCAAATATTAATTGCAACAATTAAAAATGGCAGGACATTTACTTGGAATGCAGGAGCAACTAATGCAAGATCAAATAGAGCGGCTCTCATGTCAGGTGCTCCTACTAAAACAAGATTAACTTTAGTATCCGATAGAGATAGACACTTGTTTCACTTTGGAACTGAAACAACTATTGGAAATCCTTTAACTCAAGATCCAATGTTTATAAGATTCTCAAACCAAGAAGACTATTCAACTTACCAACCAACAGCAACAAATACTGCAGGTACGTTTAGACTGGATACAGGAAATAAAATTGTAGCTGCTTTACAAGGTAAAGATTATGTATTTGTATTAACAGATAGCGCAGCGTATGTAATTCAATTCGTTGGTCCACCATTTACATTTAGTGTTAGACAAGTTGGAACTAACTGTGGATGTATTGGACAAAATGCAGTTAGTTATTCTAATGGTATGATATTCTGGATGTCAGGTGAAGGTGGATTTTTTGCATTTGATGGTACTGTGAAAGCATTACCTTGTTTAGTAGAAGATTTTGTATTTACAACAACAGGAGATAATTTAGGAATTAATTACAATGCTAATGAAATTATATATGGGGAACATAATACTTTATATAACGAAGTTACTTGGTTTTATCCAAAAGCTGGAAGCATACAAATTGATAGATGTGTTACTTATAACTATGGAGAAAACTGTTGGACAACTGGATCATTAGCTAGATCATCCTATGCAGACACTGGTGTATTTGAAGTACCTTATGCAACTGAATATAATTCAACAGCTACACCTAATTTTAACATTCAAGGAATTACAAATTTATATGGAGCATCTACATATTACCAACATGAAACAGGGACTGATCAAGTCAATTCATCTGGTGTTACTTCTATTAATGCATTTATACAATCAGGTGATTTTGATATTGCAGCAAGAAGAGGTATCACAGGTCAATCTACTGGCATAGCTGATTTTAGAGGTGATGGTGAATTTATTATGTCTATGAAACGTTTTATACCAGACTTTCAAGTATTAACTGGTAATTCAAAAGTAACATTATTATTAAATGATTATCCAAGTAACACAGCATCAAGCTCACCACTTGGACCCTTTACAATTACATCGTCTACTGATAAGGTAGATACTAGAGCAAGAGGTCGATTGCTTTCAATTAAAATAGCAAATGACGCTGTGGGTGAAACTTGGCGTTATGGAACATTAAGAGTAGATATACAACCGGATGGTAGACGTTAATGGCTAAAGTAGTTGCATACATACCTGAACCTAAACAAGAATATGATGTAGAAAATCAAAGACAAATTATTGAATCCTTGACTACATTAAAAAATGAATTAAATTTTGGTTATCAAAAAGATTTAAAGGATGAACAAGATACATTTAACTGGTTTATATCATAATGACTATACAATATAA